GTCAATCCACCTCACCCCCCTTCGAAAAAATATCACACAAGTCCGAATCGACTTCATTCCCCCAAACGTCCCAACCTTCAAACGATTGACGCGCGAACAATTCGATCTTGTTTTGAGTCGGAAACATTTGTTCGATACGTGTTCGAACCTCGACAGGTTTTTCCGAATGTTTGGTTCGCAATACCGAAAGGAATTGACGGACGTTCCTCGCGCCACGTGGGCGGGGGATTTTTCCCTTTTTACCGATCAAACATATTTCGACCTGACTCATTGTGTAATGACTAGGATTGACCCGTTGTTTGTCCCATACGAAACCAATCGTCGCATACTTGAAACCCCAATGTTTCAACAATTCTATCGATTGATCTAAATGTGGGGATGACGTCCACATGAACAACAAACAATCATCATTCGCGATTCGATTGATCATCGGCTTCATTTCCTTCAATTCTTTCAATGTCATCGTCGGATAATGTTCGATAGCACCGCCCGACGTTTTCCCGTCCTTCCCTGTTTGCGATTGTCCCCCGTAATCCCATGGAGGATCGCAATAAATGATTTCATATTTCATTTCGATCCCCTTCAATCCTGTCAATCATATCAAACAAATCGCCAAATGATTCAGATTGTTTGACAATATGTTGCCCCCATTGAGTCGCCATGGCGCGCGCGATTCCTTCAAATGTTTTTGATCTTAGTTTTCGCCTTTCCTCGTATGACCGCGCGTTTTTGACCGCGTCATAATACCAAAGGGGCATGACATATCCCGAACCATCGGGGCGACGTGTATCGCGAAATTCACCCGCGTCAACAATGTCCGTCGGAATCAATTTCGGAAGGTTTTTCAACCATAAACATGTCGTTTTTTTTGCACGATCCCCGAAATGATAAGGTTGAATTATTTGATCGGGTTTCCGAATTTGCGATGAAATAACCGAAACAGGATTTTCAATTGCGATATAGTCAATCGGGGCGTTCATCAGTTTTCGGACAAATTCCAGAGCAACATGACGACGTTCCCATCGATCCGCGTTTTTCGATCCGTCTTTATTGTACAAATGACGATTCCCACTCGTAGACAAATAGGTACAAGGGGGAAACGCAATCATCATTTCATATTCGCCCGAATACGCCTGTTGAATCGCGTCGCCTTGAATATGAAATTCGGGATGTCCCCCCGATGGACTTTGTATGTCGCATGAATACGCGTCAAAACCCAAACGTCGGAATTCCTTCGCGACTGTTTGAGATTCTTCGCATGCTATTAAAATTTTATTTGTCATCGCAATCCCTGATCAAAAGGCCATGATAATGAATCAAAGGTTCAATATTGCGGTCATACCATTCAAGCGCCTCGATATAGTCCCATTCATAATCAATCATCATAACGTTGATAATCAACTCATAATCATAAACAACACAATCATCGGTTTCGATGATAATCGCCTTGTCAAACGTTGATCGCGGTTCCAAATAGATCATTTCGATCCCTTTCGTTTTTTCCAAAGGGATTCGCATGCCCAATAACGGGGCGACAGTTTGGAAGGTTTGTCCGTATCACATCGCATTCGCGCGCGGAAATTTTCATTCGCTCGAGCTGAATAATTGTGTTTGTATCCTACCGACCCAAATTTCAATAGTTTTTCTTTTCCATTTTCACACGCGAGGACAACGCGTTTTTTCTTTCCGTATCCCGCCTCACCACGTTTCAACGGGCGGGGCGTATTGCATTTCATTTTGGATTTGTCTATGTATCGCGGCATGGGTTCCTTCCTATATCGACAATTTTATTCGTCAATTCCTTCATACACGATTTTGAATCATACAGTATTGATTCAGACAATTCCATGGCCGCGAACGATACCGCGTCGAAATGATACGCGACATATGATTTTTGATGAATGGTGATGGAAACCTTCAATAAATCATACAAAATCGATTCATCAGCATTTTGAACCGCTTGACGTTTATATTCTTTGAATCGTTCCCATATCGTGGACAGGTCTTTCAATTCAAGGGGGATTTGTTTCAATTCATCCGACATTTGTTTCAATTCGTTTTTCATGAGGACACCGCGATTTCATTGATGATTTCTTTCAATTGTTTCCACTGTTCACGATCCACATTCAACGGGATCGATTCATTTTGAATCGGGTTCCGTCGATTGTATCTTTCCACCGCGAATCGGTACTCGTCAAAACACATGATCACCTGTTTCAATACCTTTTCGGGATGTTCGTTCGATTCCATGGACAACGAATCGATCAACAGAATCAAATTCATAGTCGACGGGGATGTTCGATCCGATAACCAATGATTGACACTTGATTCCGATAATCCTGTTTGTTTACAAAATCGCGAAAATGATTTTCCAGAAGATGACAGTTTTTTCCGAATCAAAGTCCGAAGGCGATTCCCATTTCCCATGATGTCCCCGTTTGCGAAATGTTAAATTGATTGTATTGTGATTGTATATTCAAATTTATTTTTAATATAACATTTTTCAGCGATAAGCTCAATAATTTGTGAATCATCGTCATAAACTATTTTATTCAGAGCGTCGCAAACCGACCCGAAATAATTTTGTAAGTCCCTTCGACGTTTGTCGCCTTCGGTCACTGATAAAACAAGACGCACATCCCCAACAATCGGGGAACGTCCTTTCATTTCCACACGCGCCAATTCAGACAATCGCAATTCGAAATCCCGAACCGTTTTGTGTTTGTACATTCGGTTTTTATAGATTTTCATCATATTCTTTTTTGACGGGATTTTCCCGTCGCCACAAATCACAATCATTTGAGTCCCTTCGGTTTTCGTTTGGTTCGTTCGATTTTTCGACGCGCGTCGAACGCACTCGAAACGATAAATTCCTCGCCTTCGCGATATACTGTTCTTGATGGTTCACGTTGTTTCATCATGCGACGGGAGATTTCACCAATGAACGCGGGTGGAATCGGTTGACCACGTGGAACATCTTTCGGACGGGGCGCGGGCGTCCCATCTAGTTTCAATTGTCCGATAGATTCCAAACGAATCGCGACCGCGGTCGCCTGTTCTTCAGACATTCCGAATTTTCTCTCAAAGATTGGAATCGCCTTTTCAATTCTATTGTGAGCTGCACGATCATCACTCGGAATATAAATGTTTTGTTTTTTAGCCATTTCGCCCCCTTAATGTTGTCCCATACCCCATGACAAAATGATAACACACAAATGACCCGATTTCGTCGACATATTTCAACAATTTGAATCACACTGTCCCAAACGGGACGCCCATTTTCCTATATAGTCATGAATTGTCGAAAATCACCTTCCGACACCAAACATGTTTTTTTTCTCTTTTTACATGGGACAATAGGGACAGAATAAAAAAGAACAATGTTTTCAATGATTTGTGATGTCCTAGACCTTTCGAAATAGTTTGGGACGGGTTCGGGACAGTTTGGGACAGGTTCGGGACAAACAAAAAAAAACGAATCCCCCTTTCGAGGAATTCGCCTTTCTATCAATCAAACCATACTAAATCAATCATCCGTATTGAAATATAATTTCGCTACCTCGACAATCATGTCTATTTTATCACGTTTAGTCAAATCGGACAAACATTCGACCAACCACATCATGTCAAAATCCGTCAATTTGGAATCACCATTTAGAATTCTCATCAATTTCCGAACATGGATCCCGCTATATTCAGCAATTTCAACGGGGGAAATTTCATGCTTATTTGCTAGATTCGCCACCCATTGACCGAATTTCGTTTTGTTGTTTAGTTTATACATCGGGGAACCACCTATAGACGCGCACACCATCAACACGAACGCGCCTTTTTTCCCATTTTAACCCGTTCAAAATACTCGACAACCTCATTTCATGGGATCGTTGAATTTTGTCAATATCCAAACCAATCGCATTTTTCAAAATGTTCAAATGAGAAATTCCAGAAAGATAAATTTTTGACATGACATCAACATCCAAATCGTTGAACCAATTGTCAACCGCCTCAACCCATGAATCAATTTGTTGATACTTTTCACAATAGTCATCAAAAACAATTTGATCTTCTTTAGACAACCAATGATTTTCGTTAGTCGTTTTGTAAACGTGTACAGCTTCAGACCATATCAAATCGATGTCGCCCTTCAATTTGTTCAAATCGATGTCATTCAATTCAACAACCCAAAATCGACGCGATCCCGTCGGGTCTTTCAAAATTTCAATGTTGTTTGATGTACCACCGAAAACCACTTGACGCGGAACATCGATGTCATAGCGTGCATACGCGGGACGATACGAATCATGCGTTGACGTGATGAATTGTTTGACCGCCTCGTTTTCACGTCCTCGCGTCGCGTTCAATTCGGGGAATTCATAAATCCACACACCCGACAGAAGGGAATAAGCGTCCCGACCCCCGTTGACATTGATCGCACTGTCACGAAACCATTCGTCGCGACGTGCTAACATTCGAAACAATGTCGATTTCCCGATTCCCTGTTTTCCTGTCAAAATCAACATCGAATCAACCTTGCACCCCGCATGATAAATTCTAGCTACACACGACAAAAGGAATTTTCGTCCAAATTGGGAAATCAAATGTCGATACGTTTCGGGGTCATCCGATGGAAGGACGACGTCACAATAATCAAACAACCACGTATCAAGGCGGGAACCCTTTGAGGGATCGAACGTCAATGAATCCAAATAATCGCGAACAGGATGAATCGGGTTTTCCCTTGCGATGAATTCGATTTCCTCATTCATTTGATCACGTCCAAATTCCAAACCATAAGACCGCGAAATTTCATGCCTTAACATTTTCCCATGTACATCCTCGATTTTGCGAAAATCACGACGGGCGATTGTTGTCGGTTGAAAACTGATTTCAATTCGATTTTTGAATTCGTTGAATCGTATTCCACCCGCAAAATTGGAATCCAATGTCAAAATTCGATGTAAATTCAAACAAGTCAATTTCGGGAACCCGCGTTTCGATTGATCGCGATGATTGTCGGGGTATTTTTCCAATTCGACCAGAACATCAGGATTCCCACGAACAACGGAATTCGGGGTCACATCGATGGGATTGTTTTTCATTTGTTCAACAATGGCCACCGCCCGCGCGACTGTCCTCAAAATGTACGAATTCCCCTTTCGTTTCCCACGAACCGAAATCCGATACGCGACCGCGTCACAAACCATGTCAACGGGCGCGCCCAACCATATCGCCTCCTTCGCGAAGGCGAAATCGTATCCCGTCCCCGATACGTCGCCCCCTGTTTTCCCGATACCTTCAAACAAATCATTCAAACGGGGATGTTCTGACATCATTTCCCGAATCAAATTGGGAATCATCGATTTCGGCATGTGCAAAATCTTTTCTGTTTTGATGATTTTCGTATTTTCAACAGGGGGAAACACAAGGGACAAATCGTCAATCGTGTATTCGATTTCGGTTTCCATTTTGACGAATTTGACGAATTTGACCTGTTCGGGATTTTTTTGATGATAGGACGTGGGCAATCTCAAAACACGCGCACGATCATGACAGGAATCGCCCCCACACTGTTTCGCGATTCGTTCGTTCATTTCAACAATGTCATCCGCGGGCGTTTCCTCGCGAAGAAAATAATAAAGATGTAAACCACCGCCCGATTCAACAATGACCGAAGGTTCCAATTTTAAGCTGTTCACTAAATTCCACACCGCGTCACGTCCCCCATGATCCTTGTCATCAATATCCGCCCAACAAACACCGCCCGATTCAACCGCGTCGCCCGTTCCGCGTCCTTTTTCGGTGCGTGGCAATACCCCAACAAAACACCCCAATCGATTTCGTCGACAATAGTCAACAATCATTTCATATTTTGCCATGAATTCATCCACATCGAACCATCGTCGCGCGGAATTGTCGATTCCCCCTTTGCCATCATAGCACGGGCGCAACTCAATAAATCCTTGAACATCGCGATGTTTGCGACGCATGAATTCCTCGAATATGGATTTTTGCATGTCAACATTATTCATGTTATCATTTGTTATAATATTTTTACTCATTTTGACCTCAGACTTTGACGGGGGGATTCCATGCGACGATTCCCCCCGTCATTTTTTTTATTATGTTAGCTTATACATTTCAACCAATACGTCGGACAATTCCCGCCCCTGTTCATCGGATACCCATTTCGCGATTTTATTCCAAACTTGAACGTGAGGGAATGACCGCCCGTTCAACCATGCGGAAACCGACGGACGGGAAACCCCGACCGCCTTCGCGAATTCATCCGTTGTAATACTCATATTTTCTTTCAACCAGTTTTCAAATTTCATACTGTCCCCCATGATTTTTTCATCGCATGATTCAACGCGAACGCATGAATCGGTTGATCGGTTTCATTATACCATTCGATCATTTTTTCAATCGTTCGTCGGGTAGCCATGCGACCTGTGTTTCGGGTACGCGAACGAACAAACCATCGGTATTCGATATAGTTTTCGCGCCCCTGTTTGACGATTTCAATGAATTTTTCTTTCGTTTTGACATCAAAAGCATGTTCGGGGAACAACTTGATGAAATCCGATCTCCAATAATTTTCGATGGATTTGTTTTCCTCGATAATTGCGGCCTTTCTTTCAATCATAAAGATCACTTTTTCAATTAATTTCATTTTTGCCTCTTATTATTGAATTCAAAGTTGATTGAGATACAATTTCAAAATCCTCTCTAGTCCTAGTTTGTCCTTCACATACCCAGTAATTGAACATGTAGGCCCACAAACGGCCATGTTCATCAAATAAACAATTCGCAAATGTTACACACGCGTAAATTTTAGTCAACTTCATTTTTTCACCTCATTTTTGAACCCGACAATTCGGAATTCGATTTTATAGCTATGACAAGGAAGTCCAAAACGAACAGACCCCCAGAACAAAACATCTTCAACATCCAAATGACGAACGTCATCATTGAATTGATTCCACACGTCGCCACGGGTAAACGGAACCCATTTCCCATCGGGGGACGTTTCACCCTTTGAATAATTTTTGTAATAGATACCCTTGCATGGGTCAATCCAAACATCAGACACACCCCAAATCGATTCGATTCGGGATGATATATCCGACCATGTGACGTCGGGGTTTTCACGTCCCCAACTTAATAATTGATTTATGTTCATTTTCACCCCCAAACCATAACCGCAACGAACGCGGCCATTTTGAAAAATACATACATCGCGATGGGGAAAACCACCGCGATTTGATTCATTGTTTTTTGATTCATTTTCATTTTGACCTCACTTATTTTAGATTGATTCCAAATCACCATAATATTTTTCAGCACTATCCAAAAAATCAGATAACGCAACGATGAAACGGGCTTTTTCAATGATTTCGCCTTCATACCCTTTCGGGGAATGGCGTTGTATGTTTTGAATCGCTAATTTTAACATTTTTTGAGCTGATTCAACGGCCTTTCGAGCCTCGTCACGATTCATGTTTTCGATTTTATTAAATTTCATTTTGACCTCACTTTTTATTTTGATAATTCCCATTCAATCCACTTGTATTCGACAACAACCTCAAATTTTTCCCCGTTTGACCCTTCAATCAAACGAAACCAATCGAACACACAACAATTATATTTTGATTCAATTTGTTCAATCAATTGATCAACCATGGAATCATATTTTGCATGCGTTTCAACTGTACATGTCAAATACTTTATATAGACGTTTGCGAAATTGTATATTTCATTAAATACATTTTGTAATTGACTTTCATTCATTTTCATTTTGACCTCACTTTGACAAAAGATTTATTTCTTTATCTGTAAACTATTGTATCAAACTATTTTGATATGTAAAGTTATTTATCGACGTTTTGAAAAAAAAATAATTTGTGTTATATTGGAACCAACAAAAAACATCGTCAAAATCGGGACAAAATCACCATGCATAAAAATAATTATCCCCTTCTCTTTGTGGACATTGAAACGACACACCTCGCGTCAACAACGGGCGAAATCATAGAAATCGCAATCATTCGCGAATCACACGACGGGAAAATTGAAACATTTTATTCCAAAATCAAACCCGCCCATATCCACACCGCGTCAAAACGTGCACTTGAAATCAATCACTATAACGCGCACGAATGGAAGGACGCTCCGACATGGAAGGAAATCGCCCCCGTTGTTGTAAAATGGTTAAATTGGGGGACCATTGTCGCCCACAATGTCGCGTTCGATTGGAATTATATCGATCACCATGTCAGAATGGCCAAAATCGACCACAAAATATCATGGCGAAAAATCGATACTCAATCACTCGCATGGGAACACCTACCCATGACATCCGCGTCAATGGACAACATTCGCGATTTCTTTGGAATGTCTAAAGATAAAGCACACACCGCCATGAAAGATGTTGAGGATTGTCGATTCGTGTATCACAAATTGATTCGGTCAAATATATTCATGCGATTGTATTGGAAATTAAAATTCCAGATTATAACCATTTTTAAAAAATGATTTCATTCCCCCATGAATCCCACCCGTCATCGGTTTGACGCGCGAACAATTCAATCCTCGGAACGTCACCAAACAATTGAACAATCCGGTCACGTATTTCGGCCGGTTTTTTTGAATGTTTGTCAATCGGGGAATTGATCGCACTTGAAACGGAATGAGATTTGACGAACAATTTGTCATCGGATTGTTTGATTCCCACGTTCCCGCGCGTCGCCAATAGACAAACCTCACAATTTGATTTTGTATAGCTACCGACCCCGAAAAACAGTCCCCCCGATTTTGTGGTTTTATGCCATGAAAATCCTAGTGTTTTATATTTGAATCCCCATGACGCGATGACGTCCAATGATTCAACCAATTTCGGGAACGTCACCCACATGAACAGAACACAATTATCATCTGCGATTTCGTGGACGGGCATGGCCTTAATTTCGTCAATCGTCATCGTCGGATAATGTCCCATAGCACCGCCCCCGAATTTTGTTTTCGGATTTGATCGTTTGTTGTACGACCATGGGGGATCGCAATATATAATTTGATATTTTTTATCGGGAAATGGAATCATTTATTTTCTTTTCGATTCTTTCTAATTTCTGTCCATGATCAATAATTCGATCCTCCATGATGTCAAATTGTTTCAAAATTCGAATCATCGATTCATGATAGATTTTTCGATCTTCTTTCGACTCACAAATGATTTGATCAATTTGTTCAAGATGACGTTCAACCCAAATTTTCAAACTACTCGCAAACCACACAATGATTTTTTCGAGTCCCTTGTAAACCATATATAAAACAGTCACCGACAAAACAAGCGCGCCCGCCTTGCCTGTAATCAAATCGATGAAATCCACGAAACCGAAATCCATGTCGACCTCTATGAATTAATTATGATTGTAATGATTTGAGGAATGTCCATCACATGATCAACAATGATTTTTTCAATTTCTTGTTTGGTGACTTTTCGTCCCCCGTCACTGTCCAATTGTTTCGCCTGTTCGACATCGTCGACCAATTTGAAAATTATCGGGGTTATGGCCTTGACGATTTTCGCAAAGTAAGCAATTCTATCGAAATTCATGATTCGCTCCAAAATTTTTCGACCGCGTTCGCGATCCAATATCCAATATTTTGACATCCAATTGTTGTCTTATATATATCATGTTCGGGATGGTCTATAAAGTAAGGTTCCAAACAAATCGCGACGGGCGACACATTTCGAATCGTGTAAAACGCGTTTTTCGTCCAATCAGACAATTGACAAGATATGACTTTTCGTTTCAATGGTTCAAACGTTTTGAATTCATCCGCCAGAAGGCGCGCCAATTTCAAACCCGATGACGAACGATAATCCCAAAAAAACGAACAATAGTCCCCGCGCCCCGCGTTGATATGGCATGCGAAATAAATCACATCATTAGACGGATACAATGATTTGTATTCATTGACGCGGGCATGTCTATCGGGATATGTCCCGTCAGAAATTACAATGACGTCATGTCCTCGTTTCCTCAATTCGATTTCACATTCCATGATATATCGAGCTGTTAGAATTCCTTCCATTTCATCGGGTTCAATTTTCCCGTCATTGTTTTTATCGTTCACCGCTCCGACCGATTTGATTTTTTTCGGGTTCCCGACATGTTGTCTATCAAAAATAACTAGTCCCATGTCATCCTCTATTGATGTATTTATTGATTTCAATGTTGACGATAAATTTCCAATTTCCCCCGTTCCATTGTTTCGCGACGATTTGACAAATCGCATCCACCAGAACCAAACGATCCGACGTCAATGTCACAACGTCCCCAATTTCCAAATAACCATAAACGGGGACGGCCTCAATTTCTAACCCGATAGGATTGATCGCGCGAATTCGTACCCTGTCACGAATGATTTTTGAGGCGGTGATATAGTCATAAACATAATACATTTCAATCGTTTCCTGTTTCACACCATAGCGATCAGACGAAATTCGACAAATCGGATCGTCCAAATGTAAACCATTCGAACCCGATTCCCCCGAAATCCGAATTGATGTTTGGAAATTTTCAAATCGTCCCGACCATGCGAACCGCGCGGTCAAATCATTGACAATTTTGTCGGGTTTTGAAATTGGGTTGAGGGGCGAAACAATTTGGAAATCACTCGAATCCGTCAAATGATACAAGGGATCAAAATTTTGTGTGTAATGATACAACGACACAACGGGACGAATCCCGTTCGAACCATTGACGATTTCAATCGGTAGGAATTCAATGATGTTATCTTTTAGCCAGTCCAAACAATTGACATCGGGGTCATTGATATAACCCGAAAATTTATATCGGTTCAACAATGACGCGACCCCGTTCCATGCGTCCCAATCGATTTCGAGTTTTGATTTTTCCAAAAAGAATCGACAAACATCCCCACCACCTTCGAGAAACCCTTCCCCGTATGGATTTAACATCCCGCCCCCGTCGAGGATTTTCCCATAGTATTTCAAATCGTCAAATGTTTTCCCGACAGTCGCGTCACTAGCAACACCGCCCGTCGACGAACCCGATCCCGTAATGTCGCATGACGCGATGACAAGTCCATCATTTCGGACGATATGTCCGATGTTAAATGTATCCTCATATCCGCGCCCCTCGACTAGTGTAATTCGTCCCGCGGTGACCTCATGATTCGCAATTCCAATTATAGCTTGACCCGTCGGATTTTGTTTTTGTATCAAATACGCGGGGACGTCAAGTCCGGATTGAAAATACACACGACCCGACGAATCGATGACGGGGTAATTGTGAACCGCCCCGAAAACCAATGGAAGAATTTTCCCGACTGCATTGTCAAAAATAAACGGGAAATTTTGAGTCGTCATTTCAAAAAATTGGGGATCAAGTATTTTTGTATTGACCCCATTCAAATTGTTTTCAATCGAAAACGCGACATAATCAACATCGCGAAGGGGGTCACCAATTATCGGATCGATGATTCGTCCCCGAAACATTTTGATTCGTTGATCGTATGTTTGCAACGGGACACCATCGCGTATCGTGTAATATGCTATTTCAGCATGGGAACCATCGAGGAAACGCCCCGTCAAAAACATTTCGATCAAATTAATCCCTTGAAAATTTAATTCCAATGAAACGGAATCCGATTCGATGTTGAATCCCATGATTTCTGTTTGTTCGGTTATGTTGGGTTCCGACATCGTTCCAACATATTGAATCAAATCATCGTCGTTTTCAACGAAAATCGGTTTTGTCGAAAAAAAGTATTTTACATCGTCAAAATCAATTTCCAGAACAAACACGATTTCAGAATTGAAATAATCGTCATAATTTCCAATCATTCGACCCCCTGTAAAATCACATTCGCGATCCGGAATACCTCGCCTTGATTGTCGCCCGTCAATTCGTCCCCGATGACATGGTCGATTGATATGTCACCCATGATTCGACTATACAGTTGTTCATGGTATCGATTCAACAGAATAAAATTTGACGATGTCATTTTTTCAAACGATGGCAAATAAACAAGGGGATGAACACCGCCCGACAAATAACGAGAAATTCCCATCATCATGAAAGGCGCGTCGCCCCAATTCGCAACGGGATCGGAACCCGTTTTTGATACCCAATAATTCGGATCGGGGTCGTTCCCATAAACGGACGAAGTGTCAACCCCATCAGTCCATGAAATCGTTGTTGTTCGACGTCCCTTTGATCGTTCGATTCCGAATGTTGTTCCATCGATGGATTCAAACATTTCAAAATTCGGTTCGTATGAAATCGAACGTCCCCTTCCGTAAGCGGGCGCGAGAACCCCAACAGAACCAAACACCACCGCGCCAATTTGGAAACATTTATCAATCGTTTCTTGAGAATCGATTTCAATGGCCCATGCCGCCCCCGCGGTTCCTTCGACATCGATCAAAACAGTCACATCGCGAGGGATGAATCGCACTGTCCCCGATGTCGGTTCGGTATTTGTCACCCCGTCCAATTCGATGATTGCCTTTTTCGCGGTGTTTGTATTGAAAACACCACCGGAATTCGTCCGAACACGTCTGAAAATCGCGGGATCGTTTCCAATTTGGACAATCCAATCGCGACACTCGTCAAATTGCAAATAAAAATTATCGGTTCCCACACCCGAAACGTATAGTTTGTTTCCATCGCGTTGAAATGAACCAGTCAATCCCGATGATGTATCCACATTCGCGACAGTCGTCCATGACGCGGTTCCCACATCATATCGACGGATTGAAAATTGACGAAAATTGATGTTTTCCAAATGAAACCCGATCAAACCATTCAATAACGGGGATACACTCAAATTTTTGACATCCTTGTCAACATAAAACGCGATTCTGTTCGATGGTATGTTTCCCGATGTCACTGATTCAGATTTCCACACAACGCGCGGGGACGGGGAAACAGTCGGAAACAATCGATCAATCGGATAGTCATATCGCGGTTCAATGGTGTATTGATCGCCTTCATACGCGGGCGATTCACGCGTCGAAATGGATACACCGCCCCCAATATAAAGATAATCGCCAAACGTCGGATATTGTCGATATTGGATGACGGGATCGATGATTTGAACACCCGTCGAATCATCAGAGGACACATGGAATTCGCCCCATGTGGATTGTCCCGTCGATAAGGACAAATGACCCCAACGAACAAAACCACCCGCGCCCCCGCCACCATTGACGAAATTAAGGATTTGTATTTTATTGAATACCCGTTCATTTTTTGATTTGTAGTCCCGATAATTGATCGTGACATCATTTCCCGAAATCGCAACGATGAATTCCTTTTCGATTGACATTGTTGTCGATTCGGTGTGTTTGTTTGTTGCTCCGTTGTTGTCCCGTACAACAAAACCACCGCCCGCGAAACGAATTGAAAGATCGTAATCGTTCGACGTTGTATCGTCCACACGTACACGAACCGCGATTTCATCCGATACCAATGAACCGCCCGTTTGAACACGAACCCGAAAACGGATGACATGTCCACCTTCAATCGTTGTTGTTGGGGACGCGGTCATGTATATTTGATTTGATGACGTGGAAAAAACCACACCCGACGACGAAAGGGATTCAGACCCCGCCCCGACCGATGTCCAAAATGAGGACGCGGAAGGATTTTCCAGAGGAACCCAATTCGAATCAAATCGCCCCGAATCATAGTATTTCGGGACTTCATTCAACATGGGCAAATTAGAATTCGCATATCCACCACAAATCAAACGGGGGATCGAAAGTCCATGAACACCCATGACAATGGAACGCCCTTCCCATGATGTCGCGGTCAATCGTTCAATTTCTGCGTTGTTGTCATTCGGTTGAAAAATTCTCATGTCTGTCAGACTTGCACTTTCGCCACCCGACATGCGGAACCAATAAACACCATCATCCGAGGACGAAAACATTGAAATCGATTTGTCTGTCACATTTCCAATTATCGCATACAAAACCGAATCGGAATCAACCCACATCGAAAGACGTCCCCCCGTCAATGTATTCCCCGCGGGATTTGTCGCGGTGAAATAAGAACCCGAATCCGTCACGTCGGTTTCATAAATTGAATACAATGAATTCGTAATGTTGAAACGGGCATGGGGTAGTCGAAAAAATACAACTTTTTGAGTTGATTTGATCGCCATGATTCCGAATGACCCGTCGGACAATGTCACAATGTCGGGGTCATGCCAATAATCCCCCGACGTCGACGATTTCCCGACCAATTGAAACGACGCGCCCCGATCAATCGATGAATACTGAAATAAAATGTTTCGCGTGTTTGTGGAATTTTTTATAGCTTCAATTATCAACAAAATGGAATTGTTGTTTGATGTCATTCGCATTTTTCGGATGACATGTCCATTTGTCCCCGAATTCAAATCGACATACACATCGAACGCACCTGTCGAAACCTGTTCCCACGAATCACCATCATCCGAGGACAACCAAACAACCAATTGACCCCGATCCGAATTATCGTATTTGATCGCCCCGACCAAAATGTCCCCGTTTGACAACGTACAAACACATGGGAAACCATAGGAAACGGGCGACACCGCGAACACTTGCGAAAACAATGTTGTCGCGGTTTCGGGGTTGTCCCTTAATTGTTTTACTGCTACAATTGAACGTCGTCCCGATGTATCCGATGATTCATAAACAGATATCAACAAACCATTCGATTTCGATGTTGAATCCACATACTGAAAACGATTCGTCGCGGGATTCGAGGAATAACGAAAATAATCAAAACCAGTCACATAATTCAACGCGTCCCGTCCATAATAATCGACATCAGTTTGAAATTTCCACTTGAAACCCGCCCCGCCCCCTTGCGTCCCGCCTTTCGTGGTTTCGATTTGGATCGGGGATGTTTGATCGCCCGTCGCGGTCAAAATCAATCCGTTTCGGGATGACAACGAAACAGGAATTCCCGCCCTCGATCTTTGTTGGGTAAACGTTGATTCATTTTCCCAGATATATTCGGATGTTAATTTTTTAGGCAATAAAAACCCGCGTAATTTCTTCGGTGTGATGTCATTTCCCATGTCAGTATCCCCCAATTCCCGATACGCGTTTTCGTTGAATTCCCAATGACCCCGCGAATCGATCAAAATGTTTGAACGGTTGTATGACTATAACACGATCCCCCGCGTTTTGTCCCCGTTGTAATCGTTTGACGCCCTGTTCACCCCCGATTCGTTGAACAGTCGCTCGATCTAGTACCGCCTCGCCCTTCAATAGATTCGCGCGAACTTGATCGGGCGCGTTTTCGGTCGCGTTTCCTACCATACCCCCGACATCAAATTTCGGGGCGGTTTGACTGCGAATCGATACCAATTGGGCGGCCATTTGTGCACCCGCTAAAGCACTAACCGCCAAACCCGCGGGAAGGCCATAATCAGCAAGCGCGCGAATTGAGGCGACCGCACCTTGAAAAATCACATCCGCGATTGCGGTCGCTTGATTCGCTTTGAATTGTCGCTCGCGAAATTTTTGTGTTTTTTCATTGTATTGTTGTTCGATATGTTCACGTTGTAAACTTGCCATTTCGGACGATATGACCCCGCGTTTTTCCATTTCTTCAACCTTCGCGATTCTTGCGTCAGCTTGTTCCGTCAATTTCTCGATTTCATGTTCACTCACGTCCGAAATCGCGGTGGAAATGGAACCCATGGTCGTCAATATATTTTCGCCAAATCCCGAATATAAATCGATTTGTTCTTGTATTTGTCGAATTCGGTTTTCGTGATTCCGTTGTTGTAATTCCGCGATTTTCTGTTCACTTTCCATGCGTTCGTTATAGTGTTCAATTGCGTTTTTCCTCAAATCCGCGTCGCGTTTCAATCCTGTCATCGCCTTCAATTCGTCAAGACGTTGAATTTTCAAACCCAATTGAAATAGTTCTTCTTGTTGTTCGACGGACAAACCTTGTTTCGACGCGATGTCAGTCAACAAAAATGATTGATCTAAATATTGATCATACATTTTATCGATGGATCGAATTTGATTGTCATATTCGCGCGTAATCTTTTCAACAGGGGACAAAAAGTCCGCGGTCAATGATTGCGAAATTTGCAAAAATGAATCATCTAATTGTTGAATACTTGACGACAAATTTGTCAACGCGGTTTGTTCTAATTGGTCATTCAATTTTTCGACTGCATTCGTTGTATCATCAATCGACGATTCAAAATTTTTCATTTGTTTTGTTGGGGCGGGTGATGACGATGTTTTGATGTATTCGTCGACTCGTTCACTCGCACGATCCCATGTATTCCCCAAATTCATGACCATTTCATGCGTTTCGTTCGATAATTCCCTTTGAACTTGTTTCGCCTGTTCGAATTTCCCTTCCATGGCCAAACTTGCAATTGTGATAATCCCCGCTAAATTTTCAAACGATTGACCCACAACCCCGACAACGTCCCCCGAAATGGAACCGAATCGAATTATTTGACGCGTCACCCAATCCAACGCGCCCGCAATGGCCATGCCCGAATCCTGTCCCGAAATCGCCCCGATCACACGTTGAAAGGTTCCAATCGCCACCATTTCGAAAGCCGCGATTGATCTTTGGAATTGCCCCATGCCCCCGATGGCCTTTTCATCGATTTGAATTCCGAATTCGCTCGCGAGTTTTGTCATTTGATCGAGGTTCGTCAACGCGCCCGATTGAATCAATCCCGCCCCCGCGGTTCGTCCGAATAATTGCATGGCGGTCGCGTTCCTTTGCGTTTCATTTTCGATTTGTGACAAGGCGGTCATCGTTTCGTTGAATACTGAATTCGAGTCCCTTAAATTTCCATTCAAATCAGTGACATCAACACCCAACATGGCGAATTTTTTCGAAACATCATTTGTCCCTTTTGACGCCATGTCCATGGATTGTTGGAAACGAATCAAGCCACCCTCTAACATTGAAAAACCAATTCCAGAACCTTCAGCGGCAATTCGTAAACCCGCCAACGTATTGACCGCGATCCCCGTCTTTGATGACGCGTCGACCAATTCATTCGTTAAATCGGCTAATTTTTGACCTACCGCCACAACGCCCGCGCCCATCGCACCGATTGACGCCCCGACAGTCGCGAAGGCGGTTCCGACTGATTTCATTTTTGACCCGATGGATTTCGCGGTTTTCCCCGCGCTTTTTTCCATGTCTTTGAAATTCCCGTCCATTTCCTTCACTGCTTTGTTCATTTCCTTGTCAGTGATGTTCGGGATTTTTTTCAATTGTCTTTCAAGATTTTCCGTCGACGCGGTGTAATTGATCGATACTGTTTTGTTCACATCAGCCATGGCGACCCTCTATTTGTCATCTTTGATTTTTCGGATGTTTCGGACTGTTTTTCGCGCGATTTCCCAGACGATATTGTTCGCCTGTTTTCGCGCGGGCGTCCACAACAGGACATCGGCCAATCGACGCCCCTCGGGGATGTTCGTTTCGGATGTTGACCCGACTTTAATCGCCCATGCATATTCCGCGGTATTTTCGACAAACGCCTCAATTGTGTTCGGGGGAATTACACGAAAGCCCGTTGAAATTTGTCCCTTCGAATCCTTTGATCGTCCGAATTTGCGTTGACGTACTAACCAATTTTTTTCAGCATTGTTCGCGATTTCCTCGACTACCGATTTCAAAATGGTTGACATGATCGGTTCCGCGGATCGAATTGTTGATTCAATCAAATCTTTTTGAACACCTGTCATTTCAATCGACCCTTTTCCATGTCCATATTTAATTCGACCCATGTTTCCTCCGATTTTTCAAACGATTCCGAACGATTCGATCCTTTGTTTGTTTTTGTGTTTTCGAATCCTCAATTGAAATTCTATAATCGGCCAAAACGCGAATTTGAACATCACGTTCAAGGGACGCGAACCAATTGGGGGATTGATTCCAAAATCGATCAATCGCAAAACCCAAACGTTCAACGTCCCCCGCCCGCGTTATTCGGAAAAATTTTCGACTTCTTCGACCTCGCGTTCCGATGGTAGTGATTCCGCGAACCACGTCACCAATTCTAAACCACATTCGAAAATTTGATTGATCGGAACATCCGCACCGAGTAAAAAATCTAAACATTTTGAACCATAGTCCATCAAATCGAACGATGTTCTTTTTGTTGGGAATTTGGCATGGTCGACCGCGAAACAAATCGCCACCGCGCAAATTCGCCCCCGTTGATGTCGCGATTCCATTTCCGAAAACATTGACACCACATCGAAACAAATCGATAAAGGAGGACGAACACATGTGATTTCACCGAAATTTTGTAATTTGATTTTCATTTTAATTATCCCTGTTTATTGTTTTGTTAGGTTTGCGCGTAAACCACACCGCCATAACATTCACCCGAAATTTCTAATGAATCACCATCAGCACTTTCAGACATGGACGATAATTCCAGATGACATTTTGAGAACGTCGCGGTGTATACCTTACCCGAACCGATTCCACTTGTATCGGCTTTGAATTCAACAGTTTGAAGGAATTGTTCGAATCCGTCGCCACCTGTCCCCGTCAACGATCCCGAATTGAATCTGCGGTTATAAATTCGATCTAAAAGATTGTCCGCGGTTGTATCGGTCAATGAACGCATGTGAACACTAAAAGAAAATGAAAGAACAGGATCGTCGCCTTTTCTCAAACCAACAATCGCGCCCCGATCACGAATGACCACTCGATCCGCGTTGGGTTCAGAAAATGAAAAATCGCCCACCTCGAACGATACGACATAACTTGACGCGGCTCCGTCGGTAATTGTGATAGTCCCGTCACGTCTAGTAGCTACAACATTTGAATCACTCATGATAATCTCCTATAGATTGATATAATGTAATACTGTAAAATTTAATGTAAAAAAGACATATTCGCCCTTATTGTTTGCTAATTCATTGTCAATCGACAAAAATCGAATTGTCACACTGTCATGCAACGGGGACGAACGATCCGTCAATGACTCGATAACAGTTTGCGCAATATCAAAACCATCGTCAAACGATTCCAATTGATCTTTCGGTCGGATTCTATATCCAAACCGAACCGCGACATCCGTATTCATCATGATCCCCTGTCCGCGTTTTTGACGATCATCATCGCGCGACGTGGAACCGCGAACAGACACCGCGAAACCATTGTGAGCGATGGTATTCGGGGAACGTCCCATTCCATCAAACGGGGATCGAATTTCCTTGAATCCCGAAATGGTTTCGATTTGCGTCGCGAATCGTTGACGAATTGTGGAATATGAAACAACAGACATCGATCACCACACCCGACGAATCCATGTGGGGGATACCGCGGTATAAAACACCCCCAAATTTGATCGACGTTTGTTCGGATCGTCCGAACGTCCATCCCGATTCAAATCATATTCAAATTTCAATCGCTTGAAATCGAATTCGAATTGTTTTCGATGTTCACGCGCTAAATCCATGTATCTTCCTTCACCGAGTCCCGACGAATCCATGTCTTTCCAAATCAAATAATAAGCTAGATTTTTATGACACGACCGAAGGGATGTCGGGGACATGATTAAGTATTCCATATTGCCCATGTCGCGAATACGTTGAATCAATTGAACCCATGATTCATCGATGTATTTTTGATATGTTGAACCCAAAGATGACGGACGAATGTTCGCGAGGTCACTATATTCGGATTCCAAATCCATGTCAGATATGACAGGATAAAGCGAGGACAACGAAATCGCGGTCGGTTTTCGAAACGTGTGAACATGTCCATCGATTGTCAATTCCCATATTTGAACGTATCCTTCAGATAATTCCAATGTCGAAGGCAATTCCCCCGCGGTGATGGAATACGTCGCCACATTCGCAACGATGGAAACCGCGGTTCGATTGATGACAGGATTTCCGACGGGGTCATTCAATTGAAAATATGCACTTGACGGGGAAACGATTGAATTGTCACGATATATCGGAAGGGAAACAACATAAGCGCGCGCCCGTTCCAATACATCATGGATTCGAATTCGTGGACTGTAAAACATTTCGGTCGACATGAAATTATCCTAACACCGCATGCCAATTGGAACCATCGCAAACAAAAATTCCAGATTGATTGTTTCCGATTGTCGCGATTGTATTCGCGGCCGCGTCTTTGATGACGATGTTTTGATTTCCTTTGTTCGTGATGACATACATCAAACCATCTTTCAACGGGTTGATAATACAATCTAAAGCGGATGTATTATTTGTCAAAATTTGATATGTTGAGTCACCATTCAAAATCGTTTTGTTTGCGGTGATGGTTTCCACATTGACAAAACCTTTTTGAACGATTTGACGTGGAACTTGAAAATCTTGACTACCACTAAATCTAGACATGGGAATCTCCTATTTTGAATTTTTTTTGTTTTCAGAAATTAAAGCTTGACGAACAACCCGTTCCCGAATTTGTTCTCGATTGACTTGTTTTCCCTGTTTGCGTTGACTGTCGACGATTTGATTTGTCACACGTTCAATTTGTTCGCGGGATGTCATTTCGCCCCCTTCTTTTTTGTGGACTTTTCATCAACAGGTTCAAACAAAGAATCGAACGCGTCTTTCATTTGTTTTTTCAATTCATATAATTTATCGATCTCTTTTTTGATTTCGGGGATATGTTGATTTTTCAAACGTCGATCAATCCGTCGATCAATTTGACGGATTTTCAATTCAATGACCTCGGGTTCGGGTCTTTCAATCACACCAGTCAAAACCAAATTTTTTCGGAATTGGTTATATCCGCTTGAATCATGATTCCAAAAGGTTTGATTCGCGATGATTTTCGGAACATCCCAAATCAAAGAATAATACCATCCCCCATGTCTTGTTGGGTATCGAGTAATATATCCGAATTCACGATCTAAAATTTGAAATCCCTTTTCCATAAATTTCACACGCGCATGGGATGAATCAACCCCGTTTCGTGTTTGGACTACACCATTGACGCCCGCGCCTTCATTGAGTTGACTAAAACATGGCAACCATTCAAACCCGTCATCGGTCGCGATCAATTCCCATTGAAGGGGGTTGTGCATTAAATAAAAAGGTTCGTTTGAGTATTCGGTGATTCGGGGCATGTCATCGTTTTTTTTCGCCCCTGTCCATGATGATGGTGTATATGTATTCATTTTCGTTTTCCCTGTTTTTTGAATATAGGTTGAAAGGAATCCCCCCGCGAACGGGGGGAACAATAGGAACAACAGGGATGAAATTTCCCAATGTTCCCCAAAAAAATTAAGCGTCTGTCACGATCTTGACGATTCGTTCATCTTCCGTCAAACTTGCGCCCGCGTACAAATGACCGACAATTTCCGTCAATCCCTTCGATTCGTCACGTTGGAAAGCCACAACAACAGGAGTCCCCGCGGGGCGAATTTCAGCACCAGCACCAGCCAACGGGCGAGGGGTTCCGATTGCATAGGCCACCGCACCACGTGACATCATCGCACCAACACGATCACCACCGACTTGACTCACATAAGACGATTTGAAAATGTCGATTCCCATCAAAGTACCCGCGTATCCTTGACCCTTGATTTTCAACATTTCCGCGGTCGCGGGATTGAAGGCCATGGCGTTATTGGATTCAGAACGTAAAGAATCTTGTAAGTCGTTTAATTGTTGAGGATGTAAAACCGCTACAAAATCACCATCATTTGACTGATTTTGCAAGTAGAACATCGCGTCAAACCAATCGTCAACAGACATATCGACGCCAGTTGTCCCAACACTATTCGCGGCACTTGCAAACGTCGCGGTGATAATGGAATTCATGCGGGCCTCAGCACTCAACGCCATTTTTTGAGCAATTGAAAACGGATCGATGTCAGCACCCAAGCCCGAAAAAACGGCTAAATCGGTCAAATCATATCTTAAAGCGTATCGACCGACAGTCACGTCAACAGTTGATTCGGTGATTGCAGTCGCGCTAACGTCAGCACCATCGACCGCACTCGCGAAAGGTTGAGCGGCACCCCAATCGGCATAGCGTAAACGAATTGAATCGGAACCAATACCCGCAACATCGCCCGCAAACATTAAAGCACCAGAATTTCTAATTGAGGCCATATCCGCCAAAATTGCGCGAACCTCGTTTTCGATCATTGCGTCAAGACGCAAATTCCCCAAATCGGAATAAGTAGTCATGTAATCTCCACATGTAAAAATTGAAAGTTGAAAAAATGGATTTTCGCTTTTTACGGGCGCGACCCGAATCCAATAAAGAAAATAAAAACCAAAAATTCAAACCTTCGAGTTTTACATGGTCGACATGGGCGGTTCGTATAAAATATATCATAATCGAAAAAAAATAATTTTCCGATGTCAAAAATTGGTAATTGAATTATATTGATAGAAAAGGGGAACACTATGTCAATCACAATAAACACAAATACATATCCAATCACACGACGATTTGAAATACAAACCACCGCGACCGAAATCATTTTTCCACGTGATGTCAAAAAAATTACAATTGGGTCATCGGGGGCGTTGAATTATTCCTTCGAAGGAAATGACGGGGATTCATTCGGGGACGGACAGGACATCGAACATTTTTCATTTGTTCCCGCGAACAACATGATCGAAATCAGAATCGAAACGGGACGACAGGCCAATCGATCAATTTTTATAGCTCAACAATCGTCAACGGGATTCGTTTCAATCGTGTTGGAAAAATTCTAAATTCCAGAACATGAAATTAAAAAAACCCCGACCATTGATCGGGGTTTTGTGCTTGTTAGGTTTACGGATTACAAACTAACCGCAATATCAACACCTGTCAAATTCACAACGGACGTGACTGAAACTTGAGTCGTAGACACGAAAACAACCTTCAAATCAATTCGTTCACTGTTTGAATCCATGGCGGTCACGTGAACCAATTTTTCGCTTAAATTGTGGGTCAATGTCAACGCGGTGTTCGCGGTCAATGATTGATTCATGAACGCTTTTCGCAATTGGGACAATTTCAATGAAAATTCGCCCGCACTGTATGACAACAATTCGCCCGCGTCACTTGAAACACCGACATCGGCTTGAACGCGCGCGGTTGTATAGTACAAATTCGAAGAACCTTCGGACACCAAATCAGAATTCGCACTCAAAGCAAATTGACCCGTTCCCGAATTGTATGACAAACCGGTTCCCGCGCTCAATGCTAAACGAGCTCTTTGATCGGTGAAATATACATTCGTCGCACCGGCCAATTCTTGAATGTCGTCGGTATTCGCGTTCAATGAAAATTGTCCCGCACTATATGACAAACCGGTTCCCGCGCTCAAATAAGCGTCAACCAAAGAATCAGAATAGAATTTGTTTGTAGCACCCGCCAATTGTTGAATGTCGTCGGTATTCGCGTTCAAACTGAATTCACCGCCACCGTCCCATGACAAACCGGTTCCCGCGCTAAATTGACCAAACACATCAGCCAATTCAACAGAGAAAACACCCGTTCCCGAATTGTATTGCAACAATTGAACGTTCGGGCCTGTCACACTCGCAACACCCAAAGCACCGCGGGCGCGACTATCTTGATAGAATAAATTCGACGAACCTTCGGAAATTTGATCCGATGTCGCGTTCAATTGGAATTGTCCCGCACTGTATGACAAACCGGTTCCCGCACTGAAAAAACCTTGTATTTCGGCTTGATCAGCGGTGAATTCGCCAGTTGATGAATTGTAATTGACACCGCTTGACGCACTCAACATGGCGCGTACTTGCGCGGTAGACAAACCACTGTTCACCAATTCCCAGTCACCCGCGTCCGCAGCGGTTCCCCCGTTGTGGATATAACATTCGGTAGGGGTCATCGATGTCAAAAATACGATATCGCCTTCTTGAAAGTTAGAACCATCATACACATTATCCGCGAAATCGTCCAAATCGGTAGCGGTTGAATTGACTGTCACGTCGGTCACTGTCAACGGCTTTAATTTCAATTTGTCGACGCCACCATCGGAAACCACTTCGGCATAATTCGCTGAATCGGGATGAATTCCGTTGATAACATTTCCATGCAAATAGCCACGTGTAATTAAATGTTCGTCGTGGTTTACTGTTCCTTTTTGTTTGGCTATCCCTTCAAAAATAATTTCGGGAGCTAAAAATCTTTGAGTCATGTTTTATCCTCATATTGGTTGTTAAAAATCATCGATAATATATCACACCCGATTCGGAATTGTTGAATTGGATTGTGAATGTATTGTCGTTGTTGTGTGTTATGTCACCAAAAACCACCGAACCACCGACGACAATCCACACCGCGGGGGGATACCCGAACCCATGATTGACTGAAATTGTCGTTTTGTTCAAAAATTCATGTGTGACAGGGACGCCCGCCCCGTCGCCAAATTTGAAAACCGCCATGGGAACCCCTTATTTTTTACGTTGTGAATAAAAGGCCTCGCGAATCGCCTCGCGATTTTTCGAATAAAAATCGGGATTTGACGCACGTGACAAGATGTCCCCCGTCGGAATTCCAGATTGACGAACCCCGTTGTTTGATTGAATCATTGTCGGGGGTTGTTGGGGGATTGTTGGGTTCGGTTGTTGGGGAATGGACATCGGGACGTTTTCGGGGACGCCCGATGTCGGGGATTGTTCCGACGATGATGTCGGGGCGGGATTGAAGAAAGGACGCAACAAGGCGGGCGCGTTTTCGGGATTCTTTGAAATTGATTCCATCCAGTCATTCAAACTGACTTGATCTTTTTTCGGACGGGATGACATTTCGCGATCAAACGTCCATTCCACCGCGTCGCGAATTTGTGGGTCAATGATTCCATATTTTCCGATGGTGGAATGTCTTTCATATTGGGAACGGGCGGTCGACAATTCCCCCGTCAATTGGTCGATTTGACTGTTCAATTTTTCCACCAAACCCATGGATGATTTCGCCTCGTCAATTTGTTGTTGATACTGTTCGACACGTGTTTCCAATTCGCGATTTTTATCGGCATATTTTGATAATCGTGATGATATGATTTCGTCGACGGATGATTTTTCAATATATTCAATCCCTTCGATCACTTTGATTTTTGACATTATGTCCCCCTGTTATAGTTGAATGTTAATTTTTTGAATTTTTTGTAGTCGTTCAATTGCTTCGACCTCGTCTAGATCGGGATGTAAAATTTGTATAGCTTCAATTTTTGACATCAATCCCGCGTTCAATAGTGCGAGGATATGTTCGCGTTGACTTTTTGATTCCTCGGGTGATAATTCAATCGCATGATACTCGACACGATACCCCGATTCGGGGAAATCAGTATTGAAAAAACGATTCAAAATTTTCGCGCTAATTTCTAAAGTTTCCACATCACCACGACGGAACGCGGGCGAATACTTTCTTTGACTTTCGCGAAGGGATGAACGCGAAATCGCGATTGCATATCCCGACCGCGGGTCACCTGTCATTTTCTGTACGTCCGCCCCGTTGATTCCACCAGATGACGCGAGGCGTCGTTCGTATATGGTGATTGATTCCAACATTTTTTCGATATCCGCGCCCGCTTGAAATTGTCCGATTTGCGGTTGTTGTCCCGATTGCAAGTCGGGATCGGGATTGAACAACAAAATCGATGACGGATCGGTCGAAATCGCATTTCGTCGCGATTGCAAATTGTTATCAAACAAGTCCATCCCCGCGGGCATGGCTCCTAACATGTAGCGTTGAGGATGACTACAATTTTTTGAAAGGAACAGAAAGAACGAATACAATGTCGCGGCATTCAGCGACCCCGCGATCAATTCAGAATTATGAAACGCGTCAAACAATTCCCCCGTAATTTCCGCATGATAAATTGAATAGGGAATGAACGGGATTCCGTTTGAATCAATATAGGGATACATGTCGCCCGATGTCGATTGACCGAGATATTTTTCTGTCACATCGTCAAGGATTTGACCATTTTGATCGATACAATGAATTTCATATATTGGAAAATCGGGATCGCGCAAATCAAACGCGTCAATCGTCCATTCGTAATCTTTCGACAAATGACACCACCGAAGGCGGTATTCATGCAACAAATGAGGACGGGACGGATCGCCCGCGGGGGATTCCGCATAAATCATATCGGGGGTGACAATTCGATATATCAACCCGTCGAATGTTTCATTGATGTCGATCCGAAGAAAACATTCGCGTAATCCCAAAGTAAAAAATTGCACTCTTTGCATTAAAGGCCACAAACCCGCGTCATCGATGAAACCACCGCGACCGAGTAATTTGTCCGCTTGTCCTTCGTATAATGTTTGAACAGCGACGTCGGGCGGTTCTTGATACAAAGCACACAACGCCCCCGTCACTGATTTAAAAACATTCGAGGACATATCGGGGACGCCCCATGTCGCTTGACGATCAATCGTGATATGATTTCCAATTTCCCGAACCAAATCATCATGCCATTGTCCACACAACATGCGACGTCTTAGTGACGTATGGTTCCACCTTTTTTCGGTTTCGGTATCGGGGGCGACGGGTTTCATCGGGATCATGTTGTTCTCCTATTTATTGATAAATACTTTCGATTGTTTGGGGGTTCGGTATTGCACATCGACAATCGGCATGGTCGCATATCGCAACGCGTCGACCGCATGTTTGTATGGTGAATTGGGATCCATATAACCCGATTTTTTCATTGTCCACATCGTCAAGGACTTAATTAATCCCTTGCACGACGGAAAAATTTGAAACCTCGAATCGGACATCAATTCATGTAAAACACGCGTCCCATAATACACTGAATATTTAGGTTTGTAAGCGGTACGAATTCGAAATGGTAGTTTGTCGCGAGGATACCCCAAAACATGCGCGAATGCACTTGTCAACATTTGATTCGACATTCGTCCCCCGTTGTTTGAACCACCATGGGCGCGGTCGCCCGTCCATCGATGGACATGCGCAATTTCCAGATCATTTCGACGCAACATGGCGATGATACCCTTCGCATGGACATCCGCACCAGCACCACTCGCGACATATTCATCAACACAATAAACAAGGGGACGCGATTGATCGGTGATGTCCACCGCGACCAAAATCGCGACTTGTGACGATACATCATGACCATGGTCAATACCAATCGACCAAACGAATTGACGCGGTTGTTCGACCCCGTTTTTGTCCCGATATGTCGCGGGCGGTTTCAAGTCTGAAATTAAATCCTTCGTGAAATTCTCAAAAATTCGCCCGTCGGGAATTCCCCCGTCCCAATCACCATTAATTCGCGCCTCACGATCTAAAGGCAAATAGGAATTCGACAGTTAATCAATTTCTTCTTGTGACATCATCGGGGATTTTAAACCAATTGGCCATGTGTTTTCGACTGTCAGTTTCCCCACGTGTTCCGAAATGACACCATCTTCAACCAATTTTTTGAGATAGTCAACGGGAACCCCGACGGGCGTCATGGTGATTCCGATGGAACCTTTCGTTCGGGTCGTTCGTCCTAAAATTTCCCCGAAAATGTTCGCGGGCGGGGGTTCGTCAAGTAAAATCCAATCAACCGAACCACTAGCTAAACCAATCGTCCCGCGATTTCCCCCCGCTTGATTTGTGGTTTTGAACCTCAGAACCGACCCGTTTTTGAAACGCACAACAGGTGCGCCCGTCGCGCGATACCCTTTTCCGTCAACGAATTCAACGTCGGGATGTAATTCGTGTTTGGGAACGTATTCATGAAATTTACACATGATGATTTTTGATTGTTCCCACGAATGACAAATTATCCATGCCTCAATCGGTGGCGGGGGGACTTTTTTGAACGGATGTTTTCCCAGAAGGCGATAAACAGTTTCGACCGATCCGACAAGCGTTTTCCCGATTTGATTTCCTCCACGCAACATGACGATTTTATTCGTATCTTTTAGAAAAGCCAATTGAACGGCCGTCGGACAAAAGAACCGCAACGGATCGCGTTCAGCTTCGTCAGATAGTCGCATGGTATTTTTCGCGATGGTACGAAGGGACGATAAATTCATTTCACTAAAATCCTAATGATTTCACACATCACATCGGGACGGGGACGTTTTTCAAGTTTGGAAAACAATGTCGCCACCGCAACCAAATAATGATATGACGGGTCGACTTTTCCCGTTAGATAGTTTCGAGTAGTCAAATAACCATATCCGATTTTATCATTGAAATGTTTTAGTTTCATGTCATGTTTGATCAAACGGGACGCGACCCATTCACCGAATTCCGTTTTGATATATCGTTCGATTGTATATGGTTTCATTTTTCCCCCTGTTTGAATGGAATAACATTAGAGTAATCGACGGACAACACATCGATCAATTTCTCTTTCAAAATCGGGGGTAGTCCATTAACCGCGATAGCGATTGTTTGAAAGATTTCATCGGGATCGGTCATCCCGTCCATTTCTTCAAGCTCACGACGCATGGCGGTGATTTCGTCATGTGTTTGGATATGCAATCGATGTAATTGGGGCAATACTTGAACCGATCCACGAAGGCGCGTCGAAATAATATCCCCCGCGATTTCGACCAATTTCGCCCGTCGGAATTGAAGGGGGTCATCGATGATTGATGTTCCGTTCGTTTGTTCCACATTTGAGGACGGGACAATTCCCCCGCTCGAATCTCTTTGTTCGGGCGGGATGTTAATTTTGTTGTCCTCGTTGACGATACGTTTGATCGTTGTGTGACTACATCCAAATTTTTCACCCAATTGACGATAACTATAATTGCCTGTTCGGTATAAATTCAACACCTCGGATCGTTCGTTCGGTGACAAGTGTGATTTTTTTTGTGATTTTCCCATGATTCTTTATGTATCCCCATTTTTTCGGGCTTGTATACGTTTTTTTAACCCATAGGACGCGAGGACAAACCGCGCGACGAATTCCGAAAATCGGATCGACGTGAGGGGGTCAAATTTGCGTTTCCTTGCGTTGTAAAGTTTTGTATATGTCATAACCCTATTTTGATTTGAAAGTTTATGGAACGAAATATATGACGATTTCGAGAAAAAAGGTTGTGGTCAATCCAC